ACTGTAGTCGGTTGGATTATTGATTTGGTTGAGTTTCTAGGTGGATTGAATAAGGCTTTACGATTAACAGCTATTCTATTTGGAATGTGGTTATCTTTTAAAGTTATAGCTGCATTGCAGACCCTATTAGGACTGACTAAGGGGCTAACCATCGCGCAAGGTTTGTTAGCCGCTAGAGCAGCCGCAACGAAAGTAGCAATGATGGGGTTGCGGGCTGCTAGTCTCGGATTGGTTGCCCTTATCTTAGAGGATTTATATCAATTCGTTACGGGCGGGGAATCCGTAATTGGTGAGTTCAACAAGATTATACAGCCCAAAATTCAAGAAGGAATATCGAGCATTCAAGATTTCCTTTTGTCTGCTATGGGGTATACAGATAAGGAAATTGAATTCCTAAAGCAAAGAGCGGATGTATTCTTAACCCAATTGCCCGATAAAATCGGCAATGCTCTTAATTTTGCTGTCAAGCTTGTAAAAAGCTTTTTCTCTTTTTGGATTAGTCAAGGTGAGCAATTAATAGCTTTCATGGGCCGGATATATGATTCAATTGTTAGCGGTATGCAATGGGCAATTGATAAAGTGAAATCGGGAATTCAGACTATCAAGGGGGCTTTGCCTAGCTTTGTTGTAAATGCAATGGGCGGAACTCCAACCCCGCAACCGACTAACAACGTAACGAATAATCAGGGGGGTAATGTAGCGGTAAGTAACCAAAACAATATTACCGTGAATCAGCAACCCGGGCAAAGTGCAACCGATTTAGCAAGGCAAATCGCTAAACAAATAGGCGAGCAAAGCGCTAGCGCAGTCCGTAATAATGCTAGCGGGGTGGTTTACTAAAATGGGTATTGCAGATGTAGCTAACGTAATTACCAATCCTTCATCTATATTAGAATTTTTTGCGCCGCAACCGACATATATAGATGAAATATTGATTGACGTTTTACGAGTTGAAACACCTTCTTATAGTTGGTTAGTAACCGATCGCCCGGTTGAAATCGGATTAAATATAACGGATGCTCGTATAGAGCAACCGACTAGTTTAGTGCTAGATTGTATTATTACGGATGACATTCTAGAGTTATCTGTTGGTTCCATTACTTCTTTATTGGATGGGATCGATACATGGATTGATAAACGGGATAAGCTTTTCGAATTGAAGGATAAGAATAAAGTTGTAACCGTTTCAACTCCATTCTTCCAATATGATAATATGTTGATCAAATCGATCAAATTTGATCGCACTAAAGATACTGCTAGAGCTTTGTTTTTCCAAATCGAATTAATCAACGTTCGATTTGTTGCAAGTGCTATTTCCGATATAGACCTTTCACAAATCCCCGATAGTCTATTGGCTAAAGCTACCGGGGCAAATGAAACGGCGAACAAAGCTAGCGCTAAACCACAAAAGCAAGGTAATAAGACGCCCGATCCAGCGGAAGAAAAATCAAGCTCGATTCTATTTAACTTGCTAGGCTTAGGGGGTTAGTTATGGCCGATCTATTTCTCCCAACTAACAATTACCCCGTAACAGAGTATCAAGTTACTTTGGACGGGCAATCATACACTATTTATACTAGGTGGAATGAAACGGATGAATCATGGTATATGGATATAATCGGGTTAACCAATTCGGTTCTATACCGCGGTATTAAAATTGTTGGTGGAGTCAATCTAATTGGTCCGTTTGCTATTCTTGAAATGGGATCAATGTATATGATCGATTTAGAAGAAAAGTATTTAGATCCCGATTTTGCTACATTTGGCGATCGGTTTCGAATTATGTATAGGGAACGGGCCGCATAATGGCTTTGCTTTTCGACAGAAAAGTTAAACTAGTTGTATATCTTGCAACGGGCAAGAAATACGAAATAACCGATCTTCATATGACTTTTGAGATTCTTTTAAGGCGGGATCCGAAACCGAATCCGGCTAAGATCGGAGTATACAATCTATCCGAAACAACCCGTAACCTATTCAGTGAAGAAAGTTTAGGATTAGAATTCTATGCTGGTTATGCTAGTACCGGACCACAACAGATTTTCAAGGGTACTATTAGCAATGCTCTTTCCAATAAAAACGGGCCGGATTGGATAACTACTCTTTATGCGGCCGATGGACATAAAGAATTCAATGAAACGTATTTCAATAAATCATATTCTGCTGGAACCCCACTAATTACAATCTTTACTGATATTGCAGATGTATTTAGCTTACCCATAAATATTGATCCAATCCTATTTGATGTGCTTTCGCAATCATTATTAAGGGGTGTTACATTTGAAGGCAAAGCCGAAAAGGCTATGAATCAGTTAGCAAAGGACTATGATCTAGATTGGTCCGTTCAATTCGGTATTATAGAGGTAACCCCGAAAGGATCGGTTTTGAGTTCCGATCCCGTTGCAACTCTGCTAACATTCGATACCGGGTTAATTGGTTCGCCAGAAATTGCCTATGAAAAAGTAAAGAAGAATAGAAAATCCGAACCGGAGTTAAAGAAGATTGTAAAAGCAAATTCGCTTTTGATACCGCAAATCAAGCCAAATCGCTTGATTCAAATCTTTTCTTTATATGCCTCTATTACATTTGGAAATTTAAATGAAACTAGAGTTCCGACAGCAAATGCAGATGGAATCTATTTGGTGGATACCGTTTCTTTTATGGGCGATAATTTCGGGGGTTCTTTTGATTGTAAGATAGAAGGTATAGCCCAATGACAAGGGATAGAACCGAAAGCCCCTTAGATGAAGCGCTAGCAGCCGTTTTCGCGGGCTTAATGGCGGGAACGCATACCGCATTACCGGCGGAAATTGTGAGCTTTGACGGGGCAGCTAAGACCATTAAAGCGCAACCCACATTACAAAGGCTATATGAGTATAAGACGAAAGCTGAAAATTTACCGGTCATAGAAGATATACCGGTTGTTTTCCCCGGTAGCGGCGATTTCTGGCTAACCTTTGAACCTGAAAAGAGTAGCTATGCTCTTTTGATAGTGGCGGAACGATCGCTAGAAGTATGGTTGAATCAAGGGGGTATTGTTGATCCACAACAAGAAAGGCGCTTTGATCTTTCCGATTCAATCGCTATTTGTGGCGTTTTACCTAAACCGGATGCGGCCCAAATTGCTCCGGTTAGTGGTATGGCGCTAAGAAACAAAGCCGGAACAAACGGATTCAAATTAACTGATACAAGCGTGGAAATGTTTTTCGGCGCTTTTAGCATAAAGATCGATACAACCGGAATTCATATTGTGGGGGACATAGATGTTAACGGAACAGTAACAGCCAATGACTTTATCATAGTATTACTTTCCTTATTGACTCACATTCATTCAACGCCAGCGGGAAATAGCGGGCCACCTATCCCGGGCGGGCCATAGGGGTTGATATGCCTACAGATATTTTATTAGATGAAAATAACGATTTGTTTTTTGATGGGCGAGATTTTCAGCTTGTCAAAGAAGCGTTAGAAGTAGTCCAATCCGCTTCTATTCGTTTTCGGTTTATACAAACCGAATGGGTTTTTGATTTCACTATTGGTATTCCTTGGCTTTCGGAAATGTTCGCTACTGAAATTAGCTATGAAAGAAAACGGCAATGGTTGATTGATACGCTTCAAAAGACCATTGGAGTAAAGACGGTAAAGGAATTCAAATTTAGTATTGACCCGGTAAACCGTGGGGCTTTAGTTGAATTTATCGCTAATACCGTATACGGGACCATTGAAGGGAGCGTAGCAATATGAGTTCATTCACACCGGATGGGATCGAGCTTGATCGTTATCAAGATGTAGTGGATCGCTTGATTGCCGATTTTCAAGCGTCTTTTGGTGATGACATCAAAACAACCCCCGATTCCGTAACGGGTCAAATCATTCGATTGATTGCGGCTGCTATTGCAGAACAAAACGAATTAATCGAGGGAACTGTTAGTGCTTTCAATCCGCAAGCGGCTAGCGGGATCTTTCTGTCCAATCTAGTTTTATTCAACGGCATTACTCGCAATGAAAACGAGTTTTCGACCGTTGCCCTAGATGTAACAGCCGGAACGGCACCAACTACAATACCAGCGGGGTCTTTGGTATCAGATCCTAATGATGTCAACGAATGGGCGATTGACAATCCGGTAAACCTTCTGCCCTTCGAAACGAAAACGGTTAGTGCTACTTGCACGGAACCGGGACCAATCGAGGCGGATCCCGGGGATTTAACGAAAATAAAAACCCCCGTCTATTCGTGGGAAACCGTAACTAACCCCCTATCAGCTAGCCCCGGGCAAACAGAAGAAACCGATAGCGAATTGCGAGCCCGCCGCTTGATCGCTTCGCAGGCTACCGGACAAGGATCGGAACCTAGCATCTTTAGGGAGTTGACCGAAATTGAAGGGGTTGAATGGGTTAACCTCTATGTCAATAAGGGCTTTGTAATTGATCCGATTACTTCTGTTCCGCCACAACATATTTGGGCTATTGTGCGGGGCGGTAATGATGACGATATAGCCAGAACATTAGTTGAAAATGTAGCGGGCGGGATCGGCTATTATGGTTCTATCATGTACGCTTATTATGATGAAGAATCAGATAGAACCTATACCGTTTATTTCGATCGCCCGGTAGATGTGCCCATATATGTAAAAGTTACGTTGAATAAACAAGCTGATTATCCCGCCGATGGCGATTCACAAATGAAACAAAACATTGTAGATTATTACGCGGGGGATATGACCATAGATGGAAGGCAAGTTGAAGGCTTTGGTATCGGTGATATTGTAGAATATACTAGGCACTATACCCCGATTAACTCGATCCCGGGACATACTGTAGCGGATTTGAGAATTGACACGGTATCACCCCCAACCGGACAAACCGATATTGCAATGGCAGTAAATGAACAAGCGTTTATCGAAATTGCTAACATTGAAATAGTAACGGCATAACAATGTCAAGACTAACAACAGCATACGAGCGGTTACTAAACCAATTCCAGAATCGGCCTAAATGGCTTGCATTCTTGGCGGTATTGTTCGCTAGGATGCAAGATAGCGACGATATGATCGTTGAATTGGCTACAAAGCGTCATATCGATACAGCGGAAGGAATTTGGTTAAATCAAGTTGGTGAAATCATCGGGCTAGTAAGGCCGGAAGCTTTTGAATCAGATGATTACATTTTCACATATAAAGACATTGGCGATCCCGATGATGTAGATAAAGCCTTTGCAACGGTTCCAGCCACAACGGGCGGGAAGTATCAAGATGCATTAGGGGGTTTGACTATTGACGGTGTACCTATGGCCGATGATGACTATAGGCAAGCTATCAAGGGTAAGGCTTGGACAACGGGCAAATTTGGAAGCTTGAAAAACATAACCCTATTTTGCAGGGAAGTATTCGGATTTGAAGCAGATGTAACAAGCCCAATAACGGGATTTGTTTTAGTAACCCCTAGAGAATATATAACAGCGCAACAGAAATGGTTAACCGAATTGCTAGCCCCGTTGATTGCGGGGGTTACTATTCGCGTTGAATATTTCGATATTTCGTAAAAGGAGCATTCAAAATGTCTAGACCTATTACCGCGTTAGATGTTTGGGCGGATAGTGGAGCAATCATAACCCCCGATCCAGTTAAGATTGATACCGGTTGGATCCCGGGCGAGCAACCCCCCGCCCAATGGCATAACTGGTTAGATAACCAAGAATGCGAAGCGATTAATAGTTGTATCGAGGAAATCAATTTAGGTATTACTTTCTTAGGTTCTCCAACTTGGTTTGATACGGATTCATTAGCCGCAACAAATCATGACGATTGTATTACTGAAATCGTTGATACCCTTGGATCGTCTAGTGGCGGCGATAAAGTAGGCAATACCGGAATTGATACGCCTCGAAAACTTGGCGATTTGTCTAATG